GGACGAAGCCGCCCCGATCACGAAGGAGGCCATCGCCATTGTTTCGAGTCCCATAGTGCGTTTATACCCTCGCGTTTCTGGTGTTGTAGAAGCCTTCCCAACTGGCGTTGACGAGCGCGAAGGGAAGGAACGAATCGCTCCCCACCTTGACCTCGACCTGTGTGTTCAGGCTGAGAATGGGGAAGTTGATCGTGCCTGTGTAGAGGGGGATCGCCCCGATGATGTTGGTGCCGTGCCCGAGTTCCCGGCCTGTGAAGGTGTAGGTGCTGGTGGGCCGGAATTTCGGCGTGACGTGCATGTGGAGGAATCCCGTGTTCGAGCAGTTCAGGGTAAGCCGCCTGAGCTGGAGGCGTCCGGTGGTGACGGCGTTCCCCTTGCTGTCCCCCTCGCGTATGGCGAAGGTGGAGAAGGTGTAGGAGGACTCGTAGGGGATGCCGATGAAGAGTTTCCTGCCGTGCGCGTCCGGGCCTTCGACGGTGAGCGTCCGGGGTCCGGTTACGTCCACCCGGCGCAGCAGGTTGCCGGGGGCGTCCGGCCCGCCTGTCCGTGTGACGACCACGGGCGTGTATCCCGCCGGGATGTCGTAGGGCAGGGTGATCGCCGTCGTCTTGTTGATGGCGTCGTAGGCCCCGAGCGTGACGTCCCGTTCGGTGATCTTCCTGTCGAGGCAGTACTCGAAGGTTTCGCCTTCATCCTTGTACCCCGGCGTGATGTCCATCTTTTCCAGATAGACCCCATCGCCGTACTGCATGATGAGATAGACGCCCGTGTTGAGGATGGCGGCGGAAAGGACTTCCCCGCACATGTCCCATCGGCTCCACGCGCTCTGGATTTTTTCGCTGCCGTTCCAAAAGTATTTGTAGAGCCACAGGCTGGTCCGCATCTCTTCGGACAGGACCAGCAGCATGTCCTCGTTCGTCGAACATTCGAGGCGGCTGACGTTGCCCCGGACATAGCGCGGGACGTGGGCCGTGATGTCGGAGGCGTCGTTCTGGTCCGAGTTGTCGGGCAGGGTGATGTATTCGCGCACGCCTCCCCATTCCCCTTTGTCCGTGGCGAAGAAGACCGTCTTGCCGGAAGACACGGGGGCGGCCTTCATGGATGCCTCGAATTCGGTGACGGGCTTGATGCTGACCGTGGCGTTCGAGAGCACGGTGTCGTGTTCGAGCACGAACTGGCTCTGGTCGCTGAACAGGAGGAGCCCGCCCGAGAAGGTCACGGCATGGTGGAGGATGCTCGACTTGGTGTGCGAGGCGGCGACATCCACCACGTCGCTGTCCACGAGGGTGGTCACGGTGGTCAGGAAGAAGTTGAAGAACTCCCCGACCTCGGACATGACCACGTTCTCCCCGGAGAGGAAGGACAGGCGGTTGCGATAGAAGAACAGGCCGTTGAGGGTCCGGCCCACGAAGGAGGGGAAGGGGGCCGAATCCTCGTCGCCGCAGATGCGTTCGCCCCACTCAAGGGGGCCGAAGGTGAAGGTGCCGTCGGCCTGCCGGATAAGGGCGTGGGGCAGGGTCGCCGGGTCCAGCTTGCAGGGGATGCCGGGTTTGACGGTTTCCTTCCATGTGCCTGATCCGAAGGCGTCGCCCGCGTCGGACGGCTCGAACACGCAGAAGTAGTTGTCGAAGGAGCTGCTGGCGTCCCCGATGATTTCCGTGACGAAGCCTCGCGGGGCCACGGTGGGCAGGTCGCTGAAACGCTGGACTTTCCCCTTGCAGGCCGAGGTATGGGTGTTGGAACGGGAATCCTGCACCTTGACGGTAAAGTCCCCGCCGTCGTGCCTGCGTATCCAGATGGTGGAGTTCGAGGTCTGGACGGAGAAGGTTTCTTTGGGGAGCTGCTGTGCAAGCGCATTGCAGATGTCCAGAGACGAGAGCTTGTCGGCAGGCTGATCGGCGGGCGCTACGCCGTCTTCGGTGGTGGTCGAATAGGCGGTTCCGTTGAGGTTGATTGAATACGTCGTGTTGTAGGACGCCTGTTTGATGAAGACGATGGCTTCCGGCTGTCTTTTGGGCGAAAGGTCGGGGAGCGTCTTGACGGCGACGCGGCGGTTGAGGACGAAGGTGTAGTCGTTGATGGTCAGGAAACGCAGGTCCCGGTTGGGGGCGGTCGCCGCTGCGAGATAGGCGGCTCCCGTTCCCGTGACGGAGACGGTTTTGGCGTTGCCCTCAAGGTCGAAGACGTTGATGCCGCTGGCGTCCGCCGTGACGATGTATTGTTCCGTCTCGTCGCGGTTGATGTGGTGGCTGGCGATGCCGTTGGCGGCGGGGGTATCCCGGATGCGGGCGAGGTGCCGGGTCGCGGGGCGGCGCTTGAGGAAGTCCGTCACGCTGGACTGGCAGTTCACCTGCTCCTCGGCCTGCGTGGGGAGGCGGACGTTCCAAGGCTGCTGGCTGACCCCGGAGATGAGGTTGGGGATGGTGGAGGAGACGAGCTTGCCCATATCAGAATCCGAGCCTCCGGGTTGTGTTGTTGCGGCGCATCACGGCATCACGGACGCGCCACGTGCCGACGGGCGGATAGGTACCCATGAGCAGGTTGGGCCTGTCCTGCCTGCGTTCCTCGCCCATGAGCTGGACGCGGGCGCGGGCTTCGTCTGCCTGCTGGTATTGGCTGAGGACTTGCGACCCCACGACGCGCTCCTGAAAGATCCGCAGGGCCTTGAGCGTGGTGTAGCGGCGGGCGGCTTCGGGGAGCTGCTCGAAGGGCAGGAGCAGGGTGACGGTGCAGAAGATCGCCGTGCCTTGCGGGAAGGTGAAGGTGTGGTTGATCCGGTCATAGACCTGATTGCCCCGGATGGTCAGTTCCCGGTCGGACGGTTCGCGGAAGTGGACGCGGACGATGGAGGGGTGGAGCTTGATGAGGCCGTGGATGTCCGGGGTGAGGGGGTAGTTGTCCTCGACGTTCCATTGGAAGCCTTCAAGCTGCACTTCGCGGGAGGTTTCGTTGAGGATGTGCCGGGCGAGGGAAACGTCCGCCGTGACTTCGGAGAGACTGTTGACGGGAGCCTCCCCGATGCCGGACAGCATGGTGTTGACGGCTTCGAGTTCCGTGGTGGGGGTGGGGGATGTGGTGGACATTAAGTCATAACACCTCTTTTATGTTGACTTTTGTTTTTATATAGCCTATTGAATAATTCAATAGGAGGTAATGTAGTATGCCGGCGTCTGTGTGGGTTATCATTGGTAGTTTGTTCGGTGGGGGCTTGGGTTACTGTGGATTTCATGTACAGAAATGGTATAAAAAACTTACTCCAGAGGAACAGGCAGAATGGCGTAAGAAGGCTTGGGCGCGTACTAGAAATACAATTAGTAAAGCCATTGAGTGAAGATAAGGGGGAAGCCAACAACTTCCCCCTTATGATTTCTTACGCCTTGGCAGCCGTCGAGAGTTCGATGGCGAAGGACGGGTTCAGGATGCCGTGGCCCATCGCGTATTTGGCGACCATGAGCGTGGACTGGTACACGATGTTAAAGTCGTGCCCGGACTGCTGGACGGTGAGGTCCTTGAGCTTGACCGTGGCGATGGCGTTGGACTGCATACACAGGCCGAGGGTGTTGGTGAAGTCGCCGAAGTAGGTGTTCTTCTCGCCGTCGACGGCGGCGGTGATGTTGGCCTTGGGTAGGTGGTTGGACATGAGGATCTTGATGCCCGCGATCTTGTCGAGCTTGCCGTCGGAGTACGAACCCGCGCCGAGCCAGTCGCGGTTGAGCACCTTGGTGGTCTGATTGAGCAGGTAGAACTGCGCCGGGCGCAGGATGAGGCAGCGTTCCTGTTCGGGCACGTCCTTCTCGTCGAAAGTCTGGGAGCAGGAGAAAACGGCCTCGGCAAGCAGTTCGCCGTCGGTGGCGAGGGTGGCCCCGCCCTTGATGACGGAGCCGCCGGGTTCGTCGTCGATGATGCCGGAGCTGCGGGCCGCAAGCACGGCGACGCGCATGGTCGTCTCGTCGAAGCGTTTGGCGAGGGCCACGCCGAGCTGCTTGGAGTATTCGCGGCGCACGTCGTAGTGGTTCATGGCGTCTTCGAGGTCGTAGATCGCCACGTCCGCGATGAGCAGGTTGTCCACGTTGATGGTGCGCTCGTTCGCGGCGATCTTGTTGCTGCCGAGGATGGCCTCGCCAGCGGTGTGGTAGCGGGCGTTGGCGCGGCCCATGACGGCGAAGGAGGCGGACTTGCCGTGCGTGATGGTGCGCATCTTGTGCCAGTCCTTCATGATGTTGTGTTCGTCGAAGGCGGTGAGGACTTCCCCGGTGAACACGTCGCGGAACATTTTCGCGGGATCGGAGCCGAGGTTCTGTGCGCCGGGACGGGAGAGGGTGAGGTTTTCAGCCATGAGGGGAGGAAACTCCTTGGTTAAAAGGTCAGGGATTAAAGACTGCCGTTGCTTTCCGCGTATTCCATCCAAAGCAGCAGGGCTCCGGCTTCATCGGGCGGAAGGCAGATAAGGCCGTCAGGGGTGATGATCGCTCCGGGCGTCGTCGGAACCGGAGGCAGGGAAACGTCTGTCCGTGCCGCCGAGCTTGCGCAGCCAAGCGGAAGCAGGGTCAGCGCGGACAGCAGCAATACGGTTTTCAGCATCGTGTTTTTCCTTGTCGCGCCTGTAGTCGGACACCAGCCTGGCGAAGAAGACGAACAGGTTGCCGAGCAGGGTCAGCAGGTTATTCATTCCGGCGCGACGAGGCGACATCCGTGGACGTGACGGCGTTCTTCGCCTTGCCCACGTTCAAAGCCACCCAGTTGATGAAGGTGTGGAAGGCTCGATAAAGGATGCTGCCGCCCTCCTTCGGCAGGGGAAGGAGCAGGACCAGCAGATTGGCGAGGCCCGACGCGCACAGGGTCAGTGCGGGGAACAGGACCTCAGGATTGAGCTGATTGAGAAAATCCAAGAATACCTCCTTGTTGTGCGGTTAGAGGAAGGTTTTCACTTCCCCGGTGAGGAAAAGGTGGGCTTCGGTCAGGCGGCGTCGGGTGAGGGCGCGGAAGGGTTTCTTTTTGCCGCCTACCGTCACCTTGTCCCACCGCTTCATTTCTTTGGCGGCGGCTTCCCACTTCCCCTCGCGTATGCGTTTCAGCATGGTCGAGGAGGCGAAGTTGCCTTTGCCGAGGTTCATGATCCACGAGGCGCAGGCGATGGCCCGGTGGTCGGGCTCGTCCTTAAGGTTGGGGGCGAGGCGTTCCACGTCGCGCAGGGCGTCCAACAGGTCTTCCGCAAGGTACTGGCCTCCCTGTTCGCGGGTGATTGGCGAGTGGTCCTTGTCACAGAGGTGCCCGTAGCCGATGGTCCAGTATCCGGCGGGGCAGAGGTAGGGCGTGGGGGAGAAGCCTTCCCATTCCGTCTTGATCACGTCGGTGATCGGATGGGCAAGCAGGGTGTCGAGAGAGGGGATGATGGCGCATTCCTCCTGTTGCTGCTGTTGTGGGGAGGCGGCGAGAGAGCACAGGGCCTCAGCCGCCAAAGACGCGGGACCGGGCCACCTTGCGCTCCACAGCGCGAGTATAAGCAGGGTCCTTACCATAGCGGGGGTCCTTCATGGCGGCGACGACCTGCTCCGTGGACTCGAACGTGTCGG